ACACCAAAACCTTTAGGGAATAAACCCTTTGTTATTGCTTGCGTGAATGCGGCTGTTGCAGTACTTCTAAACTGCTGTAAGAATGTTTTGTTTACTTGTGCAATAATGTCGCTGTTAGAACGGAACAACGGCTTGAATGATTGTGTGTTTAGTGCTTTTCCGTAAGATTCAGCACCGCTTTTAATAATAGAACCATTTGTTGTATTGATGCCTTGCGCTTTTGCAATCTTTGCATTTTGATCAAATGCTTTTTTATCGTGAACAGACACAGGCGCATCATCTTTAATTTCAGTTCCGCCACCACCTCCGCTAAATAATCCGCTAAAATTAAATCCTGGTCCAGCGGCTAGTTGTATACCAGCACCAAATTTACTCTTACCACGTGGTGCAGAGAATGCGGCCATTATTTGATCTAATATTGGATCACCCGACACACTAGATGTTTTAAGTCCTAGACCAGTTTTACTTTTAGATTCCGGAGTTGGCTGACCTTCTGGTGTTGTCGAAAGTCCTTTATAGTAGTCTTCAACAGGAGTGATGCCTTGAAGATCCAATTGATTTCCAGGACGATATCCTTTAACATTAAATTCTTTTGGCTTTGCTTTTAATACAGGCTGAGAATCAGTTGGCTTAACTTTAGCGCCAGCAACTAAATGTGTTAGTCCAGGTAATGAAGTAGGATCAATAAATTTATTAGTAGCAGAATCTCTAATCTGCAAATGTAAATGTGGACCTGTCGATTTTCCTGCGCCAGCATCTCCAACAGCACCTCCGCTTTTTCCAATTATTGTAGTTTCAGTAACTGCATCATTTATTTTGGCAACCGTACTACTTAGATGCATGTACTCGCTAATTTTTCCATCAGCGTGTTGAACACTAATATATGTTCCTGATACTGGATCTGATCCAACTTTAATAACTTTTCCTGGCGCAACAGGTGTCACTGGAGTGCCAGTAGGCATACCAATGTCTATACCATTATGCTGTGTATCTTTTCCGGTTTTAGGGTCTTTTCGTACACCAAATTTACTAGTAACAACTCCTGTTGCTGGAGGTTTCATTATGATACCATTGTTTGGCATACCCGTAATTGGGTCGTGTGTTCCTTTGTTTAATGAATCCCACTTCTGCTGTTCTGCTCGTCTTGCTCTTGATTGATTTTGACTGTATCCACGATTTTCGCCTGGTTTAGGAACATAGTCCGTTGGTCTTGGAATTGTTCTACCAGTGGCTTGCATGTCCTTGGCTCTTCTTGCCGCACCTTGTGGATCAAGCTGTGCATCACGTCCCGTGATTGTAGATGATGGAGGAGGAGTTGGCTTTTTCATTGTGGCAGCGGCCGCCGCTACACCTGCGCCGAGTGCAAGACCACCAGCAACGTAAGGATGTCTTATTACCGCACTTATTACTGTAGTGAGAATTCTTTTGAATACTAAACCCGAAACAAATGATGCGCCTAAACCTTCAGAGTCTGCTTCTCCTCCAGTAGTACCACCCCTACCACCCCTACCAGCACCACGAAGATTTTCAATTGCGTTTAAAAGTTTTTCATCACGTAACGCTTGTTCATTTGCAAGTTCTTCTGCAAATAAATCTTTTCGTTTTGACTCGCCAACTTGAAATGCAATAAGTTTAGATTGATTAACTACGTTCTGATTTAATTGTCGTAATTGTCGAACTTGTTCAAGATTGATGACATTACTTTGTTTTTGTTGACCAGCAACTATAGATATGCCCGCACCCAAACCACCGCCCATTCCAGAACTGGAAGGAGAATTAGAAGAAGGTGTTCCATTATTGGACACTCTTGGAGCATTTGCACGTTTTTTTAATTCTTGTCCAAAAGCATAGGTACCAGTAAGACCTGGTGCCTCAGTCATCATTGCGCCTTTTAGCCCGCCAACGAATCCTTTTCCGGCACCACTAATAGCATCTTTTGCGATGCTACCGAGTGCGCTTGCGTATCCTACTGTTGCCATATATTAATTATCCTCTGTCAAATACAGAGTCTGGGTCTGCTTCTGCGAATCTTGCTGACTTTCCAGTTGCAGGTTTTGACATTCCCATTGAATTACTTCCCATACCCATACTTGATGGTGCGCTATTAAATGATGATGGTGATGACATTCCCATTGATCCATGGGAGCCATATGTTGTTGTCACGCTTTGTCCCACGGGTTGCATTCCGCCATTGTTTGCTCCTGCTAGTTTTTCTTGCGTACGGCCGAAAGCGGCAACACCAATAATAGCACCCATAGAAAGATGAAATAAACCTGCGCCTTGCAAGGTGATGGGTTGCCATGCAGTCACAGGTTGTTTCAGAGAGGCTTGTAGTATAGACCACAATACAGGAAAGATAATGAAGTCTGTTACACAGGTTAGCATATAAATCCAACCCATCATTGGACGCCACTTAGCGTTCATCCAATCTTCTTTTTTCTTGTCGCTCTCGCTCATTTTTTCGTATTCTTTTTGCGTAGCCATTTATCTTTTTCCTCTTTGTTGTGCTTGTAATTTCTGCTGTTCATTTACACTCTCAATATGTTGAGATAATAACATTATATACAATTCACGTTCAAAGGGTATCATATTCTCTAACGTTTCCAAATCATATTTATGATGTTGCATTAGAGAAAAATTTGTCTGATAGTAGGTAGCTAGGCTTTCACCCCCTATCAGAATCCGAAAAAACTTTGCAGACCTTCCATAGTAATCTCATCTCTGCATCCACATTTCTGACATTTCCACTCTACTTTATGTTTCAACTTAGGCATCATTTCAAAGAACTTTGTCAGTTTCAAGTATTGTTCTTGATTCAAGTTTTCGATGAACTCTAATAGTTCTTTCTTTGTGTAATCTTCTTTTTTGAATACATTTTCTTTATCAAAAACGTATTCGATGCTGTTGATAATAGCATCTGTCGCAAGATCCATTTGATGTTTATCTTCAGTATTTGAACCAGCGTCTATAGCCATGTTGACGTTAGGATATTTTAATTTAATTCCAATGCCAGTTTCTTCATCAAGAATAATTTTATCTGTGTGGTTTTCGGTTTTTATAACTTCAACTTCTAACAAATTTAAAGTAGCATTAGTGATGCCATCACACTCTTGAACGTCAGAATTGTATCCAGTTGGATGACGCAAATTCAAATCAATTGTTTCACCAATTGACTTTGCTCGGAGTCTCATAAAGAAATACTCTAAGTCAAATGTTGGAATTTTGCTTGTGTCGATTTCATCAATAGAACAGTTATTAACAATCTGTTTGATTGCTGTCAGTACTGATTTTTGATCTTGTGATTCCATAGCAAGCAAAAGAATTTTTTGTTCCTTTACTAAGAATGGACGGTATTTGATAGTTGCACCTGTTGATGGTAAAATCAATTCAAATATTGGGTTATTAATTTTTGGTAAAGCCATAGTATTTCTCCGGTAGTTATATTAAAAATGTTTATCTGTACGTATGATATCTATACGCAAGTGTTACGCCAAATCGCTGATAAGTGTTAGTCTCTTCCCAAGTCGCATTCATGGGTGTAATTGCAATTGGATATACATCCATACATTGATATGTTAAAACTGGTTTACCAAAATCATCGAGTTGTTGAACGGTAAGTGTATTGCCTTTTGCATAGTCGTTATAGTATGCAACTGTTCCGGCATCTGGTGTGTTAAAAGGTTTTATGATATAGTCCATCCACTTTTCAAAGAACTTTCGTTCTTTCATATCTGTAGCGCATATCACAGACAACTGAATGTCATTGTATGTCATATCGTAACCAAGTTTCATTGTTGGACCAGAACCCATATCTTCTGAAGTTGCAACTGTTCTTCCTGGTAACTCTGCTCTTTCACATCTAAATTCAAAAGTTGGTTCTATATCATACTGATTCGGTTTGTCTGCTCTGATACTACCGCCCTGAGTAAAACTCGGACAATCTAGATACGCTAAAAAATTGTTTGGTCTTGCAACAACACCCAATTTTGAACGTAGATTTCTTATTGCATAGTTTGTTCCAATGGCATTGCCCGTAACAACTACAGTTTCTAATGTGCCTTCATTTGCCATTTTATGACTTTCCTAATTGTTTGCGTGAATCTTCCCAAACACGACCTGTGTCTGCTTTTCTGAAAGACTCTGTTGGTAGAAAAATAGCAATATCCCATTCGTTTACTTGTATTTCTAAGAATTGAGAACGCACATGACTTCTTAAATATTTCTTTAGCATAGGCTTAAAGAATCTGTACTTAGATGCAGACTGTAAAATAGAGTATGAGATTTTGACTTTTGTTGTGTCATCATATTTTTTGTTTGTTAATGTTGAATACAATGCATTCATTAATTTAGCACGTAGAACTGGCGGCAAGTAATGAAAGTTGATTCCTAAGAATCCATCAGAGTCCATTCTTACTGGAAATATTAATGGAAATGTGTCGTAATATGGTAAATCATTTTTTGTTTTTGGATCATATTTGAATGCGTACATGTATCCAAATTCCATTGACGAAACTTTTCTTGCTTCATCGGTTCTTTTTTCAAAGACTCCTGGAGTTATGTTTGACATTAATTTGCCTGCGGCTGACCTGTACCAATCCCTTGCCGCATTTGTTCTTGCGGGAATTATACCTTGTCTAGCACCTTGAATGAGTATGTTATCGAATATCATACTTCTATTTATCTCAAATCTTTGTCGGTTATGATTTTAAATTCCCAATTTCTTTCAACTGAGTACTTTGTTGCCGCTTCCCATTTTGCTTGATTAACACCCCATGTCATTACTTCATTGATGAATCTTCTGGTAGGTTTACCATTAGGTGTGTTTTTTCTAACTGGAGGGCGTGTTTGTATGTCAGGCTTGACTTCAATCAGCACAGATTTGATAATTCCGTTTTTATCTTTATACTTCATCCAGAAATCAACGAAATATCTATGATATCGATTGTCAACAGGAGACACGTAAGGAACAACAACTTCTTCAGAAGACCATTCAAGTATAGAAGGAGTTTCATCACAGTAGACCATGAATCTTCTCTCCAACAAACTACGATATGTAATATTAGTTGAATCACCTTTGTACTTTTGATAGTTTTTAGGCTTAAATTTACCTTTGTATGACATAAATAGAATAATGATTAGTTTAAGGAAACATCAATGACAATAGCAATAGGTCCGTTTGAAACAAATAGGAGTGCGGCATCATATCCTGTTGGTAGTGGCACACAATTAATTTTTGGAGCGGATTATGGTCATTCGGGATTTGTCACACCAATGGCAAGATTTCAATTTTTTGATCCACTAGGAACAACAGCGAGAGGTCCAATCGTATTTATACGCATGGGAGGAACGTTTCAGAGTGCATTGGCTAATGGATATCAAGAAACACAATCAATTTTTGGTCAACCAGACTCGACGGGTTCAGTTACTGGAATTACTGCAAACGCAGTTAAAGGTGGTCTTGATGCAGTATATAAACAATTGCAGAGTGCGGCAGCAGGTGGTGTTGGATTTCTTTCTTCTGCTGGATTGTCTGGAAAAGCACAGTATGAATTTATGACACGAAAAGTTTTGAATACGTTTCAGCAGTTGATTTATCAGGGTCCCACTTTTAGAAGATTTACGTTGCCTTTTACAATGAAGCCAACAAGTATGCAAGAGGCCGAAAAAATGGTGCAAATTATTCAATCATTCAGAATTGCATCATCACCAAAAGGTGCAGGTGACAATTTAACAGTTGCTGTCAAAGATGCTGGCAACACAGTATCACAAAAAGCGGATCAGCCTGCGCCAGACCCGAATGCACCAGCAGTCGAGGAAACAGGATTTACTCAAACAGAAATTGATAATTTGTTCGGTGGTGGCAACAACGGAGCAGTAGCATTAGATGATGGTGCAAGAGCATCAGTAAGCAACTTCAGTTTTGGATATCCAGACATGTGTAGATTTGAAATTGTTTTACAGAAATCTCCAGGAGGCTCCGACACGTTTCTAACTCAAGTTTTCTCTAGTGAGTATTGTGTCATAGAGAATGTGCAAGTCGATTATGGTGGACAAAATAAAATGGTATTTTTTAGTCCCGAAGGTGCCACTGGCGGTAAATATTATCCATCAGAAGTTACATTAAATATTAGCTTAAGAGAAACATCATTGCCAACAGACGGCGCAGTGTATACCGACCACAGTAACGCAACAAGAACAATTTTCTAATATGAGCATATTCACATACTATCCTAAAATTGCATACAAAGTTGATGATTACAATTTTCTAAAAGCAATTGATATCAATGTAGTCACTAAAATAAAAGACTATCTCACGCAATACAGAGGAATTTCATATTCACCATATGTGGTTGGTGATGGAGAAAGTCCAGACTTCATTTCGTATAAATTCTATGAAGATCCAGGATATGATTGGATTATCATGTTGACTAACAACGTGCATAGCATCTATGACGATTGGCCAAGAAACTCTGAGACATTCAAAGAATATATCATATACAAGTACGGCAGTTTACAAAATGCAATGTCAACTACAAAGTATTACTACGATGCCGACAAAAATATAATTGATGTGATAGAGTACTCAAGTTTACCAACAAATGCTAGAAGTTTGGAGACAGTCTATGAGTATGAATTGCAATTAAACGTAAACAAATCTAGAATTAAAATTTTAAATAGAAGTTCAATTAATTCAGTTGAATCTGGATTAAGATCAATTCTAAGTAAACCTATTTTATAATATATGGCAACTTCACAATATTATAATTTACCCAATCCATTTGGAAGAACTTCCGATGATATAGGATTTGAAACAGCCAATTTAACACTGAACACGAAAGACACAGTTCGTAGTAACATTGGCGGAACTTTCATCATTAATGAAATTTCAATCATAACAAGACAAAATTTAAAAATCTCATTACTTGAAGCATTCGAAAGTTTGGAAATTGACGAGAATGTGTTTTCGTCTTCTGTAATTGGTGCAGTCATACTAACTGACATTGGTGGTGGTATAGAAAAATTTCAACTGCAAGGTGGCGAACGACTAATTATAAAGCTATCGAAGCCAATCACAAATGAGATATTGCTTTGGCGTGAAGATTTCATCATTAATAAGATTGGCGCACATACAATCAATATGGAAACTGTGGGTGCAAGATATGCGCTGTACTTTTCATCTAGAAGTTTTGTGAACTCAATGAAGAAGAATTTGTTTAAGAGTTACAAGAACACATCTCTTGCAGGTGCAGTCAAATCTATGTTTAGTGAAATGTCAAAAAATGATTTGATGATAGAAGATCCAAAAATAACATTGACAACACCTTTCATATCAACAGGTCTAATGCCACATAAAGCAATTGAAGCAATGGCACAAAGAGCATGTTCAAAATCTAAGTTTTTTTTATTTTTTGAAAGATTTTTTCCAGTTGTTGGCACATATGCAGATGGCAAACCATTTGCGTCAACACATTTCTTTGGAAGCTACGATAAACTAGTCGAAGACTCAACTAATTATGGTGTGCATAATATATTCTTTGATCCGAATCAGAACGCTAAAATTGAACCCAATTACATTCGTGCGGCAAGGTTGACTAAAAAAGATAACTTCAATCATTTGGAGTTAATGTTGTTTGGACATTACAATACAACTATAACTTCTCTTGATCCAATCAAAAGAAATCACACAGTAAACGATGTTGGATATTCAAAAGAAAACAATTCAACTAAAGATTTTTATTCAAATAAATTGCTAGACAAAAATAACATTTTCAGCACATACAATAGTAATGAGAATGAAATTCAAGGAAGAAAATTAATCTTTTCATCTCCGTACTTAAACGATACAGTTCAGCGCAGTAATTGGCTAGAGACTAATATCTTTGGTAGTTTATCTAAGAACATGTTTAAGATAGAGGTTGACATTCAAGGTGCAACAAACAATATTGGCGCAGGACATGTTGTGAATTTCATTACGCCAAGTGGATTGGAAAAGAAATTGATTCCTGGCAAGTCAAACATTTTACCCGATGAATATCACTCTGGCAGATATTTTGTATTTGGAGTTAAGCACAGCATCACATTGTCAACGTATATTAAAAAATTAGAATTGTCTAGGGGTTCGCTTCCTATGGACTTCAATAAGAACAATTTGACAGAAAAAGATTTGTCAGAGTTACAATACCTATAAGAGAGTTACTTCAAATGACTTTAAAACTTAAATTTTCAGAGTATGTAGATTTAAAAGACTACAAAGCGACTCAGCTTGTAGAGAAACAAATTCTTTACAACAATGGCGCAAAGTATGGACAAATTGTGTTTCTTGCTGGCGGCGCTGGCTCTGGTAAAGGTTTTGCTGTTCAACATTTTATGCAAGGTGCAGACTTTAAAATACGTGACGTTGATGAATTAAAGATTGCATTTCAAAAGCTAGATGCGCTTGGTAAATTCACAACCCAAGATTTGCTCGACAAGTATGGCGACAAGATTTCTCAGAAAGATAAAGAACTTATCCAAAAAGAATTGACTGACAAGAATTTAAAGATGGGTGAATTGAATCTTAAGACTCCAACTCACGTTTATATTCTACACGTTCTTATTCGTGCAACTGACGTAAAGAATAAGACGTTAGACTTGATGCTTGCTGGCGCTGAAAAAGGGCAATTGCCAAATCTTATTTTTGACAGCACATTCAAAGAAGTTTCAGACATGACAGATGTTTTGCCGAAACTGTTTGCCGCTGGATATGAACCAAAGAACATTCACGTATCGTGGGTTTTGACTAACTATCAGATTGCAATCAAGAATAACAAATCAAGAGCAAGAGTTGTGCCAGAAGACATTCTGCTTGCTACTCATGCGGGTGCGGCACAGACTGTATATAACTTAGTGACAACTGCTATGCCACCTTCAGTACAAGGCGGTATTTACGTCATTCTAAATAATCCAGAGAATACAATCTTTATTGTTGACCCAAAAACAAATAAAGCATACAAAGACAAAAAAGGCAATCCTGTCATTAAAGACTTTAAGTATTTGACTCTTAAAGAACCAGGAAAACCTGCTAAGAAAGAACTTGATGTGAAAAAACAATTGCTCACTTGGATTAAAGACAATGTTCCTCCAGGTGCAGTAGACACATCAGAATTAGACAAACTATGAAAAATTTTATTGGGCATGACGGCTTTATTTGGTGGATTGGAATTGTTGAAGATATCAACGATCCACTCACACTCGGTAGATGTAAAGTTAGATGCTTTGGTTATCATCCAGCAAAGAAAACAAATTTAGTTCCGACTGAAGATTTGCCTTGGGCGTTAGCTATTCACCCTTTGAATACACCGAATCTGTATGGTGCACCGAAACTGGGTGATTGGGTCTTTGGGTTTTTTCTAGATGCGTTATCTGCACAAGAGCCTGCAATTCTAGGCTATCTTCCTGCAATACCAGAAGAAGCGTTAGAATACTTTGGCACAGAATCAAGCACAATAAGAAACTTTGCGACTGTTACGAATAGAAGCGATATTGTATGGCAAACAGCAAACAGCAACATCACGATTGAAACAGACAAAAACTTGGTGCTAAACGCAAAAAATTCTACAATAAATTCGAATGTGGATTTAACTTTAACTGGAAATAATGTCACAATCAGTTCAAACACAGATTTAACCTTACGAGACAGTCTTTACGATACAACTCTCACAGAATTAATTCTTAGAATAGAAACGATTGAGGAAAGATTGGATAATCCAACAACTGCAACAGTACCCAATACAGCAATCACAGTCATAACAGATATCTAAAATCACAGTCTACACAGTAATATAGCACACTGTCAAGCAAATGTCAATACTTTATAAGGAAATAATAATGACGAATCACGAAAACTTAGTAAATTTATTTGAATCATATCTCGCAGAGAATGATAAATTTGAGAACAAAAAGAACAAATCTGCAGGAACAAGAGCCAGAAAAGCGTTAGCTGAGTTCACCAAAGTCGCAAAAGAACGAAGAAAAGAAATTCAGGACTCCAAAACGGCAGAACAAACAACATAAATAAAAGAAAAAAATGGCAGAAATCGCATTCTACAAAGACTTATCTTTAGACTTCACTCCCCATCCGGTGAGTGGAGACATTCGACCGATCATAAATGAAACGGCAATCAAAAGATCATTGATGAATTTAATTCGAACAAAGAAAGGCACACGACCTTTCAATCCTGAGTACGGGTGCGATATCAGCAATTACTTGTTTAGCTACGAACCAGGCTTTACCGAATATAACCTTCAAAAAGAAATAACTGAAGCAATTAACAGACATGAACCTAGAGTTTCTGTCAATGAAGTCAATATAAAGTTTGAAGACAACGGAATTGAATTGAACATACAATACATCATAAAAAACATCAATAGAGCCGGTTCTATATCAACATCGTTAACGAGGGCGGCATAAAATGGCCATAGACAATAATTTAAGAGTAGACGAACTCAACTTTGAAGGTATTAAAACTAACTTCAAAAGATACTTGCAGGCACAGGATCAATTCAGAGATTACAACTTTGATGGTGCTGGTATTTCGGTTCTTCTGGATATGTTGGCATACAACACCTACTACAATTCGTTCTATCTAAACATGGTAGCGTCTGAGGCGTTTCTATCAACGGCACAAAAAAGAAATTCAGTTGTTAACTTAGCAAATTCGTTGAATTATGTTCCTCGTTCAACATCTTCAGCATCTATTACAGGTACACTGGCACTCACAGTTGCTAATGCGCCATCTAGCATTACTATTCCAGAATTCACAGAATTCAATGGATCAATTGACGGAGTTGCATACAAATTCTTAAACGTCAATTCAAAAACAATCTTTTCAAATGCTGGTGTGTTTTCTGATACTATCACACTCAAAGAAGGCACACTTATCACAACACGATATACTGTTGTGACTGCCGATGCGGATCAAAGATTTTTGATTCCAAACTCAAGAGTAGACACCACAACATTAAATGTGACAGTCTTAAACTCTGCTGTAGACAGTACAACAAGAACATTTACGCCATCAGAAAATTTGGTTGAAATTGACTCAACATCATTGGTGTACTTCTTACAGGAAGCTGAAGATGGACTGTATGAATTGAAGTTTGGTGATGGTGTCTTTGGCACAGCATTAAGCAATGGAAACATTCTAGTCATTCGATATCTAGTGTCTAATGGCGCACTTGCAAATGACATTAATGCACTGACATATTCAGACACAATTACAAACGTTACGGCTGCAACTTTTACCGCATCTAGTCCAGCATCTGGTGGTTCAGCTAGAGAATCCGTAGCACAAATCAAATTCAATGCACCAAAATCATATGAAGCACAAAATCGTGCAGTTACTGCCGAAGACTACAGATCATTGTTGTTAGCGCAACCGACTGTAGACTCAGTTGTTGTGTGGGGTGGTGAAGACAACGATCCGCCTACATACGGAAAAGTATTCATTGCAATCAAACCGACAACAGGTTCTGTATTGACTGCAACAGAAAAACAAAACTTAATTACTTCGGTAATTAATCCTAAGAAAATTCTAACAGTACAAACTGAGATTGTTGACCCAGAGTTTCTATACGTTACTATATCAAGTGTGGTAAACTATGATGCAAAGAAAACATCACTTTCGGCAGATACAATCTCGGGTTTAATTACAGACACCATAAAAAATTATAACGATACAGAAATTGATACGTTTGGCACTTATTTTAGATATTCTAAGCTATCGAGATTGATTGATGTTGCAGAACGTTCTATTTTAAGTAACGTGTTAACAGCACAAATGAGAAAAGAACTTGACGTTCAATTGGGCGTTGGTACACGATATGAAATCAATTTCTCTAATGCAATCGACAATGCAACAAACAATAGACCATCAACACAACCGAGTGGTGTAGGTAATAAAATAACATCAAACGCATTTACGTTTGGTGGTTTTTCAAACTGTTTTCTAGAAGACAACAACGGTATAATTCGTATCTATAGAGTTTTGGGTATCGAAAACATTCCTGTTTCTGTTAACGCAGGAAATATCAATTATGAAACAGGTAAAGTTATTCTAACAAACTTTGCACCAACTGCATTCAATGATGGTAGTACAACATTAAAGATAACTGCATTTCCACAAAACAAAGACATACTTCCATTAAGAGGTCAAATCATTTCTATTCGAGATGAAGACATTTCAGTTAGTGTGGTTGATGATAACTCAATTAGCTTAGTCAATAGATATACCGCATAAAAATGTCAGAATCTAAATTCAAGCCATCATTTGGCATAGACACAATACTTTCGGGCGACATGGCTGTCGAGTCCGAAAAGTTTTTGTTGTTTATGAAAGCATACTATGAATGGATGCAAACTACCAAAATAGAAATAATAAGCACAGTCGGAACATTTGTTCGTGGCGAAACTATTATTTCTGCTGGTGGCGCAACAGCAATTGTTAAAGAAGTTGTTGCTGGTGAATTGATTGTACAAGTTGATACCAGAACACCATTCAATTTATTGGAAACTGTAACTGGACAAACATCTGGAGCAACCGCAACTGTAACTGTTGTTCGAGATAACGTTATACGCAAAACAGGAAAAATATTAGACTATCGTAATATTGAAACATCCATTGATGACTACATTGGTTATTTGAAAGATGAATTATTTCCTAGTATTCCTATCACATTCAACGGCGACAAAAGAAATGTTGCTTTAAAATTTAAAGAATTTTTTCAATCTAAAAGTAACGAAGATTCATATCGATTTCTTTTCAAGTTATTATACAACGAAAACGTAGAGTTTTATTATCCAGGCGAAGATGTTCTGCGTGTGTCTGATGGTAATTTCGAAAAGACTCAGATCATTCGAACAGAAGCATCAGCATTTGGTATAAATGCTTTAGGCAATCAATTCAATAGAGATATATTTTTATTTCTAAACAAAACAATTCGTGGCAAAACTTCAGGCTTTCTTGCTAACGTAGTTGACATTAAGAAATTCTTCATAGGATCAATTGAAGTCGCTGAGATGACTTTGAAACTTGCCAGTGGCACATTTCTTGCCAATGAAGACATTGAAGACATTAACGACACGAACTTAACCACATCAATTTATGGTATTATTGCTGGTATAACAATTATTGATGGCGGATCAGGCTACGAAGTTGGTGATGTTATCACGACAACTGGCGATGGTTCTGAAGCACAAGCTAGAGTGTCTTCTATTAAAGAGTCTCCGATTACTGCGTTGACAGTTAACACAGTTGGACAAGGATATCAATTAAATACAAATGCAACAATTGATAATTCAGGAACTGGCGGATCAGGACTCATCATACGAGTTACTGAACTAGCAAACACGTATACAGTAACGTCTGGTGCAAATACATTTAATGTTGGTGAAATTTCTAAAGTATCTATTATCAATAGAGGCGAAGGCTATTTCAAGAAGCCGACAATCACATTACAAGATACTACAATCACATCTTTGGGTTTGTTGTCTGATAAATTAATTACTATTAGCAATGCTGGTTCTAACTACGGCGTTGGAAATACTCTTAACTTTACTGGTGGTGCTGGTGCGAATGCGGCTGGGCGAATTGCTTCGGTTGTAGAATCTACGACATACGATCTTCTTTTTGAAGATGGTCAACAAATGTTAGCTGACGGAAGCTACGATGACATTATTAAAAATGAAGATTGGGCTGTGCTTGGCGCAATTAAGCGCATCGAGTTAACTAATTTTGGTACTGGCTACACTTCAGCAAATTTACCAACAATCACTGTTAATACAACAACTGGTTCTAGCGCAAACTTGATTGCAACAAACATTCAAGGTAAGAGCGCAAACGTCACAGTTGACACATCTAATAACATTACAGGTATTGGTTCGATTCGTGCAGTTGAGATTACAAATTTTGGTATCAACTACAGCACAGCAAATGCAATTGCAAATACAATTGGTGACGGCAATGCAAATCTAGTACCTACCATTTCAGGTCTTGGTGTTAGAGAAGGCTTTTTTGTGGGCGATGATGGTAAAATTGATTACAAGATTATTCAAGACTCATTTTTCTATCAAGACTACTCTTACGTTATTAAGAGTGGATTAACATTCCAAACATATTCAGACACGCTGAAGTCAATCATTCACCCCGCTGGTTTGATTTACTTCGGTGAAATTCAGATTCTTAATGATCTTGATGTTCATGCGGAACTGATTAATAATCCAGACATTCAGAGAATGCTTGTTCAGATATTCACCCATCTCACTGTGGGTGCAGAGTATGAATATTCTAGTATCACTTGGTCAATTAAAGTTGAAGCGCCTGTTATTAGTCTCAATACAGATTTGTTGGATGTTCAAGAGTATGTTATACACTTGGTTCCTGAGGGTGATGACGAAACTGGAATTACAGATGTTGGAATCACAATCAATCAAGACGATGTTAGACATTCGTTTATTATTCAAACACCATTTGAATTGAATGTTACTGCAACGTCTGCAACGTTACCAACAACAAAATTTGTAATTTCACATCAAGACATTCTACCTGGTTACGGAGATAATATATACGGCAATTTGCCTATGACACCATTTGGTGTTTATAATGAAGACTGGTCTGTTGTTCCAATCTCAGTATTACAAGACGCTAGATTTAGTGATTTGTATGGAGAAAATCCTGCGTATCAGTCGATTATGAATTTGTTTATCGACAATACAATAGACCTTTCTGTATCTGGTATTACAACAAAACTCAAATACGAAACATTTGCAGTTAGCGGGACTATACCACTTTTAGAATCTATTGTTACTACAGGATCGTTAATAGTTAAACCTGAAATTCCAATTCAGCTTACACTCAATGATGTTGGCATATCCATGTCTACTCAGATGGATCGTGAGTTGCCGGTTCTTATAACACTCGCAGACTTAGATACTTATGGTGAATACGTTGTAATTGTATCTCCAACACCAAGTGTGCTTGATGTGTCTGTTGCGGCATCTTCAATCTTACCGCAAAAGTTTGCATCTGCTCAGAGTTTAGTTGCATTGTATGACATACAATTAAAAGATGTTGCAATTTTAAATGTTGCTGGTAATATATTTAATGACGATTTGCCCCAAAATGCATATGAAGGAACAATAGGTTCGTTTGCAAACTCTACGTTTGAATCTTCATATTTGAATTATCCATTATCATTCCAGGAATACGTCAAAATACTTCCTGCAACTACCACTGAGATGAATAATCTTTCTGTAAACAGAGAGATTGTTGTTCGCTCTGAGGGTAACGGATTTAGATTCACGATTTATGATGACTTATTGTTGTCGGATTACGAAACATCACCAATATCTGCATTAGCTGATTTTACATTTGATACAAATTTTGGTACTACAATACATGATGTTACTATCAAAGCAACAACATCACCATATACTAGCGGACAATCTGCAAAACCAAATCCGACTGATATATTCAGAGGTGAAATTTTAGTTAAAACGCAGAGCGAACCTTCAGCGTATGATACATTGTATGAAGACATTAGAATTTCTGCATTTCAGACATTTACATTTAATGATGTTGTTCCTGGAACTACAGATATTATCGGACAACAAACCTTTGCCGCAGTATATCCACAGTCACCACAAACTTCAGCAACATATGTAAAATATGAAAAGATTGTAGGAACAGTTTCTTCTGCTAACGCAGGATTTGAGACACTACCGATTTCAGCGTATAGTGCAATTGCAATCGATGGTGTTGATGATTCGCTACTTTCAGATTTAGTTCCGATAGTAATTGGTTCTGGAACAGACTTTTCTAACGAGTCTTTGCCGCTCGGCTTTGCTGTGGGTGGTGTATTTGTTGCCAACAATGAGTATTTCACAGTAGAGAGTATTGCAAATAGCACATACATGACAACAGATAGGTTACCAGCAAGCCCATTTAGTGGTGTTGTTGCATACAGGATTTCAGCATAAAATAGCCCTCTAAATAATGATAGACAAGCGCAAAATCAACAAAATTTCAAAAAACTTTGTATAAATAAGTAAATGAAAAACAACTTTAAGTACAGTATTCAAAAGGAGAAACCCACATGGCATCAATCGTAACTAGCAAATTCAGAGTACACAATGCACAGCAGTTTGCAGAATCGTTTTCTGAAACGTCAAATACAATTATGTATTTGTTCATTGGTAAAAACACAACATTCCCGGACGATAACAATCCTCCAACGCCAGTAAACTCAACAGCAAACATTGAGTTCACACCATGGCGTGACATGTATGCCGCAAAACGTATTACTACAGCGGACGTAACACACGCAGTTCCACGCTATGACTGGACTTCTGGCACAGTTTATGACCAGTATGACGATCAAGACACAAACTTGTTAGAAGATGACTTCTACGTTATAACTGAAGATTTTAACGTTTACAAGTGTTTGTTTAATGCTGGTGCCACGGCTTCTACTACAAAGCCAACAGGTGTAAGCACATCACCATTTACAGCCGCAGACGGATACATTTGGAAATACATGTATACAGTTACTACTGCTAAGGCTTTAAAATTCTTGACGAATGACTATATGTCAGTTCAGAAATTAGATTCTGATGATGGTACAGACCAGTGGGACGTTCAAGCGGCAGCCGTTGATGGTGGTATTCACGTTGTTAAAGTAACATCGGGCGGTTCTGGTTATGGTTCTGCTCCAGCAGTTACTATTACTGGTGACGGCACAGGCGCTACAGCTAACTCTACAATTACTGCTGGCGTTGTTACAGCGGTCACAATTACAGCGGCTGGTACAGGTTACACAAGAGCAACTGTTGCATTTGCATCAGGTGCCGCGGCCGCAACAGCAATCATTTCACCAAAAGGTGGACATGGTTCTGACGCAGTTGAAGAACTTGGTGGCAAGTACATCATGTTGAACGTTCGTTTGGATGGTACTGAATCTAATACATTCTCTACAGCTAACGAGTTCCGTCAAGTTGGTATTGTTCGTGACCCATATTTGTATGGCACAACTACAAGAGCGGTTGCTTCTTCTTTTAGACAATCATTCAAGTATCAATTGTCTTCAATATCTGGCACGTTCACACTAGACGAAACTATCACTAGCGGTTCAAACACAGCGTCTGTTGTTGAATTTACAACACCAAACTTGTTCACTACATTGCCATTGAATCTTCCATTTGCTAACTCAGCAAGCGTAACTGGTGCAACATCAGCGGCTTCTGGTACTATTGCGGCTATCACAACTCCAGGTTTACAGCCATACAGCGGCGACATTATCTATGTTGAAAATCGTGTGCCAATCTCTAGAGCGGCTGACCAAATTGAAGACGTTAAACTAATTATTCAATTCTAATCTTTTTTAAAAAACGTAGGCTTGAAAAATAAATGGCAAATACAAATCCTGGTGGTGTAGACTTAGACACCAGTCCATACTTTGATGATTATGATGAAGATAAAAAGTTTGTGCGGGTTCTCTATCGTCCTGGACGTGCTGTTCAGGCTAGAGAACTCACTCAAGCACAAACTCTTCAACAGGTGCAGACTAGACGCTTTGCTGAATATTTTTTCAAGCAAGGCGCACTAGTCGATGGTTGCGAACAGAATCTAGATTTAAATTTAAGTTTCTTAAAACTTCAAACTAACTACAATGGTAGTGCAGTTGATGTTACAGACTTTAAAGACAACATATTCTATGGCGCAAACAGTGGCATCAAAGCATATTGTGGACTTGTTACAGACATTGATGGTGATGATCCAAAAACACTATTCATCAACTATGCAACAAACGGAACACAAGTTCTCACAGTAAACGTTGCGCCATCTACGCTCACAACTGGAAACACGATTACCTTTTCAACAGGTAATACTGCTACGATTGAAGCATTTTATACAGACCCAATTACTAGTATAAACAAAATTTTTGTTTCTAACACTAGTGGTATACTTACAGTAACATCAGCAAACACAACATTAAGCACTGGTGCAAATCAAGTACTTAATATTACTGCAATTTCAGATTTTACTGCAAATACTAAATTCACAAACTCAGAAACAATCTTCACTGCAAATACAACTGGCAGAGCATACGCTGTTGCCGCTACAACAAATGCAGTTAGAAATGTAGTTGATGAAGGACTCGCAA